GGATGCTGGAGCTAACTCAACTCAAATACATGATACAAGTAGTGCTGTTGAAAAAGCAGACCTACTATCACTATTTGAAACTTTTGGTTCTGCAAACATTCCTGAGGATGGTGGTCGTTATCTTGCTATGCACCCAAAGGGATTTGCAGACTTATTCTTAATTAATGAGTTTGCATCATCTGACTTTGTTGGTGAGCAGAATCTACCATTTGCTGGTGGTATGACAATGAAGCAGTTTTTAGGCTTCAATATATTCTCTACTTCTGCAATTACTGCTGGTAAGAATATGGCTTATCATACTACTGCTGTAGGATTAGGCGTTAACTCTGATGTTTCTACAGAGATAAATTATATCCCTGAAAAAGCATCTCATCTTGCAACATCTATGATGTCAATGGGTGCTGTTGTTATTGATGACAATGGTATCTATGAAGTCTTAGATAATAATACATAGGAGGATTCATTATGGCTTATTCAGCAAGTGGATTAACCAGAATGGGTGGTGGCGGTGGTCACAACCTTTGGTTTTATACCTCCACTGATGCTCTTAGTGCAGTTCGTGCTTCTGGTTATTTTAATGACGCAGCTGGCATGATGAACGTAGGAGATGTTGTTTTCGTATACGATAACGATGCTCCAACTTTGGGCATATCAGTTGTTTTATCTAATACTGGAAGTGTAGTAGACATCGCTGATGGTACTGCAATAACAGTAACAGATACAGACTAAGGATAGGGGGAGAAATCCCCCTACTCTAATATGGCAGTAGTCAGTACCAAATCAGATACAGCAATCGACATTTGCAATAGAGGTTTAATCTTTATTGGAGCAGAACCTATTACATCTTTTGATGATGGCACAACAGAAGCAAGAGTAGCAGCAAATGTTTATGAAGATGTAGTGCAAACATCTTTGACAAATGCTCGATGGAGATTTGCTACAAACCAACAAACACTAAATAGATTAACAGATGCACCAACAGCACGATTTGATTTAGCATATCAGCAACCAAATGATACTCTCATTATCCATGCAATTACAGTAAATGATAGTCCTATAGAATATCAGATATATGGTGATATGATTTATGCAGATACAACAACAACAGATACAGTTGTAGCTGATTATACATTTAGACAAACAGAAGAGTTTTTTCCAAGTTATTTTATAATGGCAGTTTCCTATAGCTTGGCTCAAATATTTGCAACATCAATAGCAAGAGATGGCTCTCTTACACAAACAATGGCTACACTTGCTGATAGGGCTATGTTAAAAGCTAGAAGTGTAGATTCACAGCAACAGACAACAAGGAAACTAATTACTGGAAGGTTTGTTCAGAATAGGAGATAACCATGAGAAAGTTGAGAGTACCTTTATCAAACTTTCAGTTTGGTGAAATAAGTCCTTCTCTAATTTCAAGAACAGACTCAAAAGTATATTCTAACTCTGCACAAAAAGTAGAAAACTTTTTTATACGAGCAGAAGGTGGTGTAATAAAAAGGTCTGGTCTGAGTAATATTTATGAGTTTGATACTACTGTAGATACTTCTAAAACTCAGCAACATAGACTTGTACCATTTATATTTTCTGATGATGAACGATACATTATATCTCTTGAAAACTTAAAGATAAGAGTATTTAGAGTTGACACATCTTTCAATGTAACTCTTGCAGCTACAGTTACACAAGATACAAGTAATGCAGCTTTACCATTAACACATGACAATATACATGAAATAACTTATGCACAGTCTGGTGATACAATGTTTATTGCTCACCAAACATTTATGGTAAGAAAACTTGTACGAACTGGTCTTACTTCTTTTCAAGTCGAGACATATACCTTTGACCAGAACTCAGCAAACACAATAGTTCATCAACCATATTTTAGTTTTCAAACTCCAGGCATGACATTAGACCCAAGTGCTACAAGTGGTAGCGGTGTTACCTTTACCACAAGTGCAGCATATTGGGATACAACTGGTTCACAGTCTGGCGGTAATTATCCTGATTCAAAACACATAGGAATTAATTTTAGATATAATGATGCAGAGTTTCAGATTACTTCTGTGCAATCAGCAACGCAAGCAACTGGTACAGTATTTGGTAATCTCAAAAGAAGATTGAAAGTAGATTCATTTAGAACAAATGAAGGTGTTGGAACTGTAAGAGTTACTCTTTTGAGTCATGGATTATCTGCAAATGATGCATTTACAATTGCTGATGCTTCTGCCGTTGGTGGTATTGCAAGGTCAAATCTAAATGGAGCAAGGACAGTAGCAGAAGTAATTGATGATAATACATTTACATTTACTGCTGGAGCAAATGCAACATCAGCAACTGCTGGTGGTGGAACTCCAACATTAGAAACACATGCACCAGTAACAGAGTGGGCTGAACAATCTTATTCTGCACTTCGAGGATTTCCATCAGCAGTAGCCTTTCATCAAAATAGATTATGGTATGGTGGGACTATTGGACAGCCTGATGGATTATGGGCAAGTAAGACTGCAACATATTTTAACTTTGATGTAGGTGATGCGGAAGATGATGATGCTATTGATATTACGACAAGCATTGGGGAAGTGAATACAATACGACACATTATATCAAATAAAGACCTTCATGTATTTACATCAACAGATGAGTTTATTGTACCAGCATTACAAGGACAAGTTACGACACCAACAAATGCATCAATAGAAAGACAAACTTCTTTTGGTTCTTCTTTTCTTCGACCTTATATATATGATGGAGCAACAGTATTTGTAGATTCATCTGGTGCAATGGTACGAGAGTTTATCTTTGCTGATGCTGTGAAAGGGTATACCGGTCAACCTATCTCTACACTATCTAGCCATTTAATTAATACACCGATACAGATGAGTATGTTATCAGGTGCTATTGGCAGAGCAGAAAATTATTTGTTTATCGTTGATGCTGATGGTACTCTTGCTGTGTTTAATTCTAATAGAGTGGAGCAAAGAGCTGGCTGGACACAATTTACATCTCAAGGTAGTTTCCATTCATGCTGTGTGATTGATACTCATGTTTATGCAGTTGTTAAATTCGATAAAGGTGACGGCACTAACAAATATTTTCTTTGTGAGTTTAGCAATACTTTTAATACTGATTTGGCTAAAACTTATTCTGGTACTAATGGGGTCTTCAGCGTTAGTTCCGATTTCGCAAATGGAGCTGTGGTTGATGTGGTCAATGGTACTTTTTATCTTGGGAGTTTTACTGTGTCTGGTGGTAACGTGGACGTATCGTCAGTAGATTCTTCTATATCTTCAGCAGAAATAGGTTTGAAGTTTGATGTTACTCTTAAAACAAATCCAATAGATGCACAAGTTGCAGATGGACCTTTGACTGGAGAACCTCGAACAGTACAAAGAGTAGTTCTTGATTTGAATAATACTCTTTCCGTCACTGTAAATAATACTAATTTAATTATACGTCAGGTGACTGATGATATGAGCCAGCCAAGAAATGCAGTTACTGGTAAAAAAGAATTTAGATTGTTAGGTTTTGGAACAGACCCACAAGTAACTATTACACAGAATGCACCATTGGCATTACAGATTAATTCAATAGTAGCGGAGATAGCATTCTAATGGCGATACCATTTTTACAAATATTAGGAGCTGTTGGTTCTGTTATGTCTGTTGCGTCAACAGTTGCAGCTGGAGATGCAGCAAGACAGCAAGCAGAATCAAAAGCAAGAGAAGCAGAAGAAGATAGAAGAAGAAACAAATTAAAATTTGCACAGCTTCATAACGATAGGATAGATAAATATTTTGCTGACCAAGCAATAAATAATGCAAATTTATTTGGTGGCACTGGTAGAGATAAAGGCACTGATAGAAGTTTAAAAGCGTTTAGAAGAAAACAAGAAGAGACTGTTGGTAAAGATATAACAAGAATGGATAGGCAAGCATTATTTACAGACGATAAATTTAGAAGACAGGCTGAACAATTTAGAATAGAGGGTGAAGCAAAGCAAAGAGCTTACTATCTTCGAGCAGTATCGCAAGGGATTCAATCTTTCTACAACCTTAATAAGACAAGTGTATAATGGTTAAAGTAATTAGACAGACAACAACTTTTAGAAATCAACCTATAGGATTGATACAGAGGTCTAATGCTGTGGAGCAATCTTTTGTCAGCACAGCAGATAGTATTAATCAATTAAATAAAATTACATTTGATGAACTAGCTGCAAATGCAAAAGAGGTTGGAGAAGAGAGAGCAAGGTCTGCACCAATAGAATCTTTCACTACACTCGATGAGAATGGAAAGTTTAAAGCTTATTCTACTGAAGAGTTTCAAAAGATGGGTTCTATAGGTAAGAAAGCTTTTGAGCAGTTAGCTGAAAAACGCTACATGAAAAGTGTAGAAGATGACATCAAACTACGCAGTAAAGAGTTAAGAGCAAAGTATCAAAACACAGTTGGTGGTGACCAAGCATTTAATAATGCTATGTCAAACTATCTTGACCAGATTGTAGATAATAGTCCTGATGAATTTAAAAATATAATTAAAGATGCTGGTACAGCAACTGTTCGTGACCATGTAGCTGACCTAACATTATTACAAGTTAAGGCAGCACAAGCACGAAATGAAACAATGATAAATAATGATGTTGCTGAATTTATATTTAATTTAGAAACTGGATTAGAGCAAGGCAATACACAACTTATATCAGCAAGTCTTAATCAAATGGATAATATAATTAAGAGTGCTGAGATGCATGAGCAAACATCTCTTGATGCATCGAGTAAAAATTATGCACAAGGTGTAAGACGTAAGATGAAAGCAATAGGCACAAAGACTGCTGTTGCTTCCTTATATGACCAACCATTATCAAAAGAAGAAATACCAGCGTTAAATATATATCTTCAAACTGGATTTAAGGATGCTGTGTTAGAAGCAAATCCAGAACTTTTGAATCAGGCATCAGAAGTCAGAGCAAATATGAAATATTATGAGCAAGAGTTTGTTTCAAACTATTCTAAGAAACTAGCTGTTGCTAAAAATTCTATTGTTGCAAACTCAGATAAATCAAGTTCGAGTGGTAAGAATGCAAAGAAAGATGAAGCATTAAATAAAATAACAGACATATTGAGTGAGTATAAAAATCTAAGAAATACAAATAAAGATGTTTTTAATGATTACTTAGGTCGTATTGTAAAGGTTGCTCAAGACGCTGGACCTGATGTTTTATTGAGTGCCAATGTTGAAAGTACATACAAAAAACTTATGCAAGGTGATATTACAGAAAATATTACACAAGAAATATTAAGTATCAAAGGTGTTACAAGTAGAGATATAGATGCCATATCTTTGTATCTTACTACTGGTAATGAAGAAGATTTAGAAAATGTTGAACAGCTAGATGGTAGTGTATCTGATACGATACCAGAAAATATAAAAAATAGAGTAAGAGAAATAAGAGGTGATTTATCAGATAGAAGTTTTCTTGAAGCAACTAACTTAAATAATTTAAGAGAAGATATCAATCAACTATCAAGACAACAAAGACAAGGTGAGTTATTAGTAAAAGCTGCATTCGATGCATCCGAAAAAAAAGAAAAAGATTTGCGAGGATTAGAGACTGCTATTGAGTTACTCAATGAAAGTAAATCAATACTATTTGATATAGATAAAATAGCTAAAACAACAGATATAACCCAAGAAAATATAGATGCTATGATATCTATAAGAGATACTTATCTTGCAAAAATACAAACAGAGATGAAAAAAGATGGTACTAAAATTACTATCCCATTTCTTGATGGTGCAAGAAAAAATATTGATGAAGCAATAACACAGGCAACACATAACGTAATGTTGCAGATGGTAGAAAGAGACTTGCAATCAAATGTAAAAATGTTGGTTGAAGTTGATGGAGAGTTTGTTGTAAATCCAGATATTCAAAAGCGTATAGACTCTGTAGTAAATTATATTAAGAATCCTTTAAATAAAGAAGGTGTTTCGGAAGAACTTATTGCATTCAAAGAAAACACAGTAGATAATAAAGAATACTATGTGCCAGGTGCTGATAGAACTTTAGAAACAAGACTTCGAGAAATACAGTCACAGGTGCAAGCAACAGCAAATGCATATAAAAAGATTGCGGATACTGCTAACTTTAATAGACAGATTTATAATCGCACAGTTAAATCTAGTGAAAAAACATCTACACATACAAATGATATTTTGATTGACTTGGTACGAACACAAGCAAGAGGTTTTTATAATTCAAGCGAAAGTCCAGAGCAAAACTTAGAAAGATATTTATTAAGCGCAGCATCACTTGAAGCAGATAGCAAAATTACTAATACAATGTATAAGTTTATTGCAGATGGTTACTTGCCAGCATCATTTATTAGAATAATAGACAAAGCATCTAGTCTTAATAATGAACAGATGGGTGCATTAATAACTCATGTGCAAAGGCTACAGCATGGAGCAATACCTGGCACTAATTTCAAAGGAAGTGCATTTGGCTATAGAGGTGCTAGGGTTGAGGGTGGTGATTATAAATTTAAAGAAGTTAATGATACAATTAATAAATTATTAGCTGTAGCACAAATTTCTAAACTTACTGGCAATGTAAGAGAAACAGAAATGGTAAGTGCTGATTTTTCTGGTGGTGACTTACCAGATTCACAAATGGTTGAGGTTACAAGAAGTGAACCATTAACTGAAATTTATAAAGCTATGACTAATCAAACATCTCAAGATTTGCGAGAAAACTACGCTGAAATAAGATTAGGACTAATTGAACAGATGCCACAAGAGCTAAAGAATCCTCAGCTTAATGCAAATACAGATGCAATTATTGAAGGTCTTATACATTCAGCAGATGTTTTTAATAAAGGTAATATTCCGGAAGAAATAAAAACTCTTACAGATTACTTATACAGAAGTTACATGGTTAATAAGAATAATGTTGATTTGAGTGAGTTTCATGCAGAATACAAAGACTTTTTAAAAGACTATGTAAATCAAGAATACATGGAATCAGATGGTAATATTCTTGAATTTACAAATAATGGACCAAAAAGTTTTACAAGAACAAGACATGGTTTGCAAAGATACTTTAACTCACCACAAAAATATAATGCAGCAATAGAGTATATTAATAGCATTTTACCAGAAGGTTTTGTATTTGACCCAAACACAGTTATGAGTGATAGCTTTCTTAGAACTTATGGTGACCCAAGAGAAGTACAAGACCCAGTTACTTTTACATCTTCTGCGCAACAAAAAGCATATGAAGCATTAAGAGCTACAGAAGCTGCAAACAAAGGTACAGCTCTTGCTCAAGAATTAGATGGTGGCAGAGTAATATTAGTTGCATATCCAACAGCATCAGCGCAAGAAACTGTATATCAAGCATTTGTTCAAAAGAATGGCAGATTAACACCAGTGAATGTTGTTTCAACAGAACAAGAAGGTGAAGTACCTTTGGTATTTTCTGCACAGAGTTTGAATAATGCTTTGGTAGAAGATGGTGTCTTTGATGATATTTTTGAGGATTTGATTGCAGAAGGTGTAGAGAAACGCAGAAGTTTATTTGAAAAACTTGGATTGTCACTAGATGGTCAAAACTAATTTTTTACTTGATATAAATTATTATCCTACTGGTATGTCAGAAATAGGAGAGTTTGTTCCTAATGAAAACATCTCACCTACATTTTGGGAAACAACACAAGCACAGCTTGGATTTAACTATGATAGTCAGATAGAAGCATTTAAGGAAGACCTTGAGTTTGATACAAAAGGTATTGCTCGACCTCTTTCATATTACTTTGGATTAGCTGGTAGTGTACCACCAACACTTGGAATGCCAGAAGACTTTGATTCTTTCAAAGCATTAGAAGACATAAAGAATGCACCACCAGTTCCATTTGACCCAGACTTCAATCCTTTCGACCAAGAACTTATAGCTGGATATGAAGAGCATGCAGATTACTTTGCAGACTCAAAAAATCTTGAGCATTTTAATTTTAAGAAAAGAGTTCTTGATGAGAACATAAAAAGACGAGAGATAATTAAGTTTTCTGGATTCTTTCAAAACTTAGGTGCAGCATTCTTTGACCCAATCAATTTTATTGCTTTACCTTTTGGTGGACCTACTGTTGGCATAGCAAGGTCAGCAGTTCGAGTTGGTGCTGGAACTGGTGTCATAGTGGCAGCTCAAGAAGCAACAAGATATCCATTTGACCCATTAGCAACTCCAGGTGAGGTTGCGGCAAGTGTTGGAACAGCAGCAGTATTTGGAAGTGTACTTGGTGGGTTCATCGGTATGCCAAGAACTTTACAAGCTCGAAGAATAAGAAAGACAACAGATGAGTTTGTAAAAAATGTTCAAAGAAATAATCAAGATGTTGATTTTGCTACTCATGCTGTGCGAACAGCTCAAGCTAGAGATGTTGGACCAAGACCAATAGCAGATGCATTATCCCCATACAGTAAAGACCAAGTAGCAGATGTTTTGAAAGAGGGTTCTGATTTAGCATCTGGTATACGCATGAGAAGAGATTTATTAAAAGGCAATAGGTCTGCACTCGAAAGATTGGCTAATGATGCTGGTGATTCATTGCCTGATTTTAGAGCTAGATTAAAAAGTGAAATAGATGATTTAGTACAAAGGCAAAAAGAAAACTCTTATGTTCAAAGACAAAAGATATTTAAGGATTCAAGAAAACTTGCTGAAGGTAAAATCAAAGAAATAAAAATAAATAATAAAGTTATGAAAGCTGATGAAATAGAAGCTCTTGCTAATAGTGATAAGCTTATTGGTAATAAAAGAATGTACGAAAAAGCATTACCACAGCTTAAGAAAACAATCAAAAGCATAGAAACTAAAATAGAAAAACTAGGTAAGAAGCTTGAAGTAGTACAAGGCAGAATAAAACAGAATGGATTTAGCAGCCCACAGCAGCAAGAAGTATTACGTTTTGGAACAAAGAGAGATGAAGCTTATCGAGAAGGTAATCCTCTTCACGAAAAACAATTAAAAGAGTATGTGTTGCAAGCGACAAATAATAACAAAGAAATGAAAACTTTGGAAGGTTCTCTTACTGCTACGCAAAATAGATTGGAAGAACTGCAATCAAGAAAACAAGATAATGATGTTGCAATACAAAATACACGCAAAGCTATAGATGCAAAGAATGAGTTTCTTGATTTTGATAGAGGTAAATTTATTAATAGTCCTTTATTCAAGTTTGTTCCTACACCAATAAAATCACTATTGTTTGATGAGACAGCGACTGGTACAGCAAAGTATGCCATGTTGAAGATTGGACATGATAGTGGTATTGGTCTTGAGCTTGTAAAGCGTGGTCTCAAACTAGG